TGCCTTTACATATTGGACGGAAGATATGAATGGTAAATGCTTATCTTGTGATAGATCATACCCACATAGAGGTATGGTGTTGCAGGATTGGGCAAGAGATAAATACCCCTTGAAAGAAAGAGAGGACAACGTGACAGTATTACAGACACAACTTCTAACACCTAAGATCATGCAGTATAGAGGTGTTAAGGAAAAGACTATGGATTTCTATGGGGTGCAAAGCTTTGTAGATGCAGAGGGAGAGATACAGAAACAAGCTTACATCTATCCATCAGGTGGACGTAAGATGCGTACCATGCCCAAAGACTTTAGGACAGAGGCAGGGTTCAAGAGTGATGAACTGTTTGGCATGGATAAGTTCAATGCTGGATCTGCTAGGCTTGTTGTTGTAACAGAGGGAGAGGTTGATACCCTGTCTGCATTCCAGATGCTTGACCATAAATATCCATGTGTATCCTTACCATCTGCGTCACCATCCAAGAAGTTATGGCAAGGTGCTGCAAAAGAATGGCTCAATAGCTTTGATAAGATTGTGTTGTCGGTTGATACGGATGATGCAGGGAATGCAATAGCAGATAAGATAGCCAACCTGTTTCCGAATAAGGTGTATCGAATACCGCATGACAAGTACAAGGATGCCAATGAGTTCCTAGAGTCTGGTGCTGCAACGTCCTATCGATCTGCATTCTACAACGCAAAGAAGTATACACCACAGAATGTATGGAATACACCTGAACAATTCTTAGGCATCCTGCACGAAGAAGACGATGCAATGTACCTACCCACAGGTATTGCAGCCTTTGACGAGGTAGCCTTAGGGCTAATGCAAGGACACTTGACAGTGTTCCAAGCACCCGAAGGTATTGGTAAGACAGAGTTCATGAGGTACCTAGAGTATCATATGTTGTCCAAGCACACAGATATTCCCATTGCTATCTGTCACCTTGAGGAGACAAAGAAACGTGGGTTGCTGGGGCTAGTGTCCTACAAGCTACAACGTAACCTTACCCGCAAGGATCTGATCGACGAGGCACAGATGGGGGAGGAAGTGGATCAGGCATTGATTGAATTGACAGAGAAAGAAAACCTTTACCAGTTTACTATCGGGGTGGACGAAGATCCAATGGAGATACTAAACAGGATCAGATACTTTAGTCAGGCATGTGGTGTGAAGTATGTATTCTTCGAACCTATCCAAGACTTGGCCTACTCAAGGCAGGGTGACGAGAGTATCGAGAAGTGGTTGTCGGCTTTGTCCGTACAGCTATCCCGTATGGCGGCTGAGTTAAACGTAGGTATCGTAACCATCGCCCATGAGAACGATGACGGGCAGATAAGGGATTGTCGGACGATTGGTAAACGTGCTAGTGTTGTTGTCAAGTTAGAGAGGGATAAGATGTCGGAGGATGACGATGACAGAAACACCACCAAACTCTTGGTCACAAAGAACAGACCAGCAGGAACAACAGGACATGCAGGATCACTCACCTTCGACGGAGACACCTTCATGCTCAGAGAAAAGTTTGATAGATTCTCCTGATGATCCGCATGATGAAGTCATACATTGGATAGGTAAGTTATGAAGATAGTAGCAATGGACATAGAAACAGATAGCTTAGATGCTAAACACATCTGGGTTATCTGCTCAAAGGATGTCAACACAGGTGAGGCCCATGTGTTTAGGAACCTTACCTCTGATGCTGCAGAGATGCAGAGATTTAAAACCTACTGCAAGGGGGTGAGCAAATATGTTTTTCACAATGGCATTGGTTTTGATGTGCCTGTCATTAATCGTTTACTTGGAGATACCATTCAACCCAGTGCTGTTGTTGACACTCTTGTTGTCTCTCGTCTTGCTGACTACAATATATCTATGGGTCATAGCCTAGATGCATGGGGCAAGAGACTTGGACTGTACAAGGGTGACTTCAAAGACTTCGAAGGTGGCTTGACACAAGAGATGGAAGACTACTGCATCAATGATGTAGAGGTGACTGTTAAATTGTTCAACAAATTCAAGGGTATGATCTTCGACAAGCAATGGTCTAAGGCTCTACGCATGGAGCATGACATTCAGATCATCTGCCATGACATGCACACCAATGGGTTTAAGTTTGACGAGGACATGGCAGAGGAATATCTGGGCGGTGTGCTAACACGCATGGCAGAGTTAGAGGCACAGTTCCAGATCGACTTCCCGCCTAAGCTTGTCGAGGTCAACCGTATCAAGTATCGGATGAAGGCAGATGGTAGCCTGTACAAGAATGTAACGGATGCCCTTGGCAAGTACAGTAAGACATACAAGGATGGGGAGGATCTGGTATGCATGGAGTATGTACCATTCAATCCCGGATCTACACCACAGAGGATCGACAGGCTGTGGGATGCAGGGTGGCAACCAGTGGACAAGACCAAGGGGTATCTAAAGTTTGAACGTGAACGGATACCAGATCAAACACGGTCAGCTAAGTTTGCCAAGTATGGGTGGATGTGCAATGAGACTAATCTCAACACACTACCTGATGATGCACCCTCAGGGGCTAAGGCATTGGCTGAGTGGTTGACACTAGAAGGTAGACGATCCAGTCTTGACGAGTGGTTGAAGTGTGTAGGCAAGGACGGTAGAATACATGGTAAGTTCCATCACATTGGGGCATGGACGGGTAGGCTGTCACACTCTGCACCTAACCAAGCAAACATCCCTGCAGCCTTCCACGGCACACCGAAGACAGATGTGGAGAGGGTGAAGGCTAAGTATGACGGACCATTCAGAGGATTGTGGACGGTAGAAGAAGGCAACTATCTTGTGGGTACAGATGCAGAAGGTATCCAGCTACGCATACTGGCAGACCTGATGGAGAGCCAAGAGTACATAGATGCTATCATCACAGGTAAGAAGGAAGACGAGACAGACATCCACAACCTAAACCGTAAGGCTCTTGGCCTACCACATATCACCAGAGATATGGCTAAGACTTTCATCTACGCCTTCCTGCTAGGTGCAGGTACTAACAAGATCGGGCAGATCCTCAAGACATCTACGGGTCAGGCTGGTCAGGCTGTTAACAACTTCATGGATAGTATCACTGGCCTCAAGAAACTAAAGACTAAAGTAATTCCTGCCATTGCAGAGAGAGGCTACTTCAGAGGGTATGACAGTCGCAGGGTTGTTGTCCCGAATGAACATAAGACCTTGGCAGGTATGTTGCAGAATGGTGAAAGTACCATCATGAAGTGGGCTACCCGCAAGTGGATAGAGGATGCAACAAAAGAAAAGATTAAGTTCAAGCTGGTCACATGGCCGCATGATGAATGGCAGACAGAGGTAGAAGGATCGTTAGATGCAGCAGAAAGATTAGGGGAAATACAACGTAACTCTATTGAGTGGACAGGCTTAGAGCTAAACATCATGTGCCCCCTTGCAGGTTCTACAGATATTGGTAAATCTTGGCTTGACACACACTAGAATATAAGATACAAACGAATCACGAAACGCCAGCATAGGAGATTAGCATGGCAAAATATCAAGACGTAACAACTACAGGCACCATCGAGTGGGCACGAATCTTTGAGAACAACCGTGACATGAATGGTTACGAAGGTTCCTATGTGGAATGTGAAGGTGCATACACATTGAACCAGATCTTATCTAAGGATGAGTTCACAAAGCTTCAGGCCACAGGGTCACAGAAGAAGCCTAACCAGAAACGACTGATGGAAGGTCAACTGTCTATCAAGTTTGAACGTAAGCACAAGGTCACTCGTCGTGATGGTTCTGTCTTACCTCAAGCAGGTGGAGCACCAAAGGTAACTGATGCTGATGGTAATCCTTGGACAGAAGAGATGGGTCTGATCGGCAATGGATCTACTGCAGAGGTGACTAACCTTATCACCACCTTCAAAGGTCAGGATGGTAAGATGTATAGTCGTACCACACTGACTGGTCTTAAAATCCTTGAGCACATCAAGCATGAGGAGAAAGCAGAGGAGATGGGTTGGTAATGGAAAACATTATCCTGAATATAATTGCTGCCTTTGTATTGGGGATGACAGTAGCATTCCTGATTGAGACACATCAACTGAAGAAGAAAATTAAACAGATATTGGAAGACTAAAAATGATTGTAGCATCTTACATTGATCACATGGGTACTGACTTGTCGGTAGTCAACAGTGCACGAGTTTCCTTCGGTAAGAAGTCTGACTTCATGCCAAGGGTGCATAACGGTGAGGCTAAGGTGCTACAACCAAAGGACGCCAAGTTGATCAAGTACCTAGCTAAACACAAGCACCTCTCACCCTTCGGACATGCCTTTGCATCGTTCCATGTTAAGGCACCTGTGTTCGTAGCTAGGCAACTTGTCAAGCATAAATTTCTACGTTGGAACGAAATATCAAGGCGATACACAACTGAAAACATTGAGTTTTACACACCTGACGTATGGCGTGGGCGTAGTAAAGACAAGAAGCAAGGGTCTGCTGGTGTCGTGGAAGTCAGAGGTAGTGTACCAGTTGGTAGGGCTATGTATGCTTGCAAAGATGCTTACGAAGGTTTACTTAAAGCTGGTGTCTGTCCAGAGCAAGCCCGTATGGTACTACCACAGAACATGATGACTGAGTGGTACTGGTCAGGTAGCTTAGATGCATTTGCTGACATGTGTAACCTACGATGTAAGCCTGATACACAAGCAGAGACAGCAGAGGTAGCATGGGGTATTGATCGTATGATGATTAAATTATTTCCTGTAAGTTGGAAAGCATTGAGGGGTAGTGAATGATGAGTGAGATAAAAGTAACAGATATAGAAGAACACGAGGATGGTAGTGCCACATTACAAGTGGAGTGTGACCCTAAGACATTCATGGCTATCTTTGACGTAGGCTTTGTAACATTAGTAAAGAGAGGTCTGGAAGATGAGAAGTGGCAGACCTGTGTAAGTTGTGGTGGTCCTGCACAGAATGATATGTGTGGCTTTTGTTTAGAGGAAGAGTGATGTACACTGTAGAGTTTGAATCTGATGCATCTGTTGTCACAACCTTAGATGATAACAACAAGTTTGAGGATGTTGAGTTGGTGATTGCAGAG